CCATGTGACAACAGCGTCTGCATTCCCAGCGAAGTCAAGCTCTGGGATTTCGACTGGCACTTCCTCCTCGTAGGACTTAAGGAACTCAGAGTTCTTAAGCCGCTCGTTGAGCGAAGCGCCGATGATATGACCGCGCTCGAATGTGCGCAGGATCTCTTCTGATCTTGGGTTGGTTACTGGCTCGTTGTGTGCGTAGTACCACTGCTGTCGCATGCAGCCGCCGAGTAGCGAGCCACGCCACTTGGCTTTACCTGGCCTATCCTGTCGTGCCTTCACCAACTCATGCTGGTAAAGATCCCCTACGAGTTTCTTCATAGCCCCTCATGCCCCACTGTAGACCCCGGCAGGAGGGGCGCCCTGCCGGGGTGTCACCTATTCTAGGTTGAGGATAGAGTCTACAATGTCCGACCAGTTGCTGTCAAATCGGATGGCCTTATCGTCAATGTAAGCCTTGGCTACGGGCTTGCCTGCCCCTACCCAGATCTCATTGTACGGTACGCCCCACTCATCTAGCAACTTCCGCATCTCGTCTACCCGCTCGGCTCTGTCCTGGAAATGCTCCCATGCCCTAGCCGAATGTACGATTACCTTGTACCCACCTGCCCTCAGCCGTTGCAGAGCTTCTACGACTCCGTCGGCTGGGAACACTGCACCGAATGCTCGGACAGAGATCGTGTCGTCAAAGTCAACACAGATGTTTACCTTGGCAGCATTGTCTCCGTCAACCATTATCGGTGAAGGATGTGAACCATTGGCTTAAGCTTGGCGTACACATCTCGGAGAACCAAGACGTCTGCCTCGCAGTGCTCAATGATCTTTGCGTACTTCTCCTTGTCGCCATGATCGGCGTCGTCCCATGTTCGTGGGTCGAGAGGAGTCTTGGAATTCTGAACACCGAAGTACTTCGACACGTTGTCCAGTGACTTACGGCCAATGGCGATCGACGAACCGGTCGCCTTGTACATAAGGTCAAGGTGCATGCGTGGCTCATACGGTCGCATGTTGTGATACAACAGTCGTGAGTTCAGAACTGGTACGTCAAACAGCTTCGAGTTCCAGCCGACGATGACGTCGAAGGTATCAAGGTACTCGCAGTACGCCTTGACCAACACGCTGTCGTCCTGCCAGTTCTTACCTGGATGGGTGTCATGACTGTAGGTTACAACGTTGCCGAACGAGTCAGCCACCGAACCACACAGTACACGTCGCCAGTTGCTGAACGTCGACTCGATGTCGAAGAACGCAATGTTAATCCCGACGAACTCAGGAGTCTTGCTCGTGCTCTTCTGCGCTGGAAGAAGATCTTCCGGCACGCCCTCTACGTAGCGCTTATGAAACTTCTGGACCTGGTCCTTGCTCATGTTGAGCATCTCACCAATCTTGGTGAACGACAAGCCCTCTTCCTTTAGAGAACCCACTCTCTCTACTAGGTTAGCTTTCGCCATGTCTTTCTCCCTATCTAGGCGGGAAGTCCCCGCAGGTAGGATAGTACCCCACGCATGGGGTCACGGTCAAGGGCTAACCAGCAACTGCGGCGAAGTACTTACTGTTAAGAAGTTGTAATGTTACGTCTTCGGCACCGTCTGTGCCAACTTTATAAACGACACCCGCAATAATATAAATACCAGACAATAGGTCAGTGAAGCTGTTCGTCACGTTAACATTATCCCGTCTCACAAACACCCTAACCGCATCTCCAAGAAAGAAGTCTTTAAAGGGGTTCAGTTTATCGCGCTCCAGCTGGATCGTCAAGGTCGAGGCAACATCAAAGTTTTCTCTCTGTTCAAGACTTCTCTTCGCCGCCTTCCGTGCATCTTCTTCGTCAATGAACCCCTGCTGTGCAGTGAGGATTGGGGCAAGGCCATAGATCTGCTGGGACTGCTCGTTAAATTCCGTTACCCCCTTGAGCCTGACGTTAGACATGTTGGTGTAGGCACCGCTGAGGTAGGCAGTAGCAGGGATAAGCCTGATGTCATTACGCAGTTTTCTACCGTCTGCATTGTATCTAAATGCGCCAATGACGCCAGGGTATTCTAGGGTTACGACTGGCTGATCGGTCATGTTCGGATTGATAAAGAACTTAGATGCGTCGGATGGATTGCCATTAGCTTTCCTAACGCCAACAAAGTTCATGATTACCCTGCCCGGAACATCCACGCCCTCAAGGTCTACGTCGCCGTTCTCGGACATCTGCTTGTCCCCGATGTTTCGTAGGAAGTCTGTCATGTTCTCGCCAGTTGTAAAGTACCTGAGTTTATCTGTTGGCCAACCTGACGCGTTGACGTTCTCTACGGTTGCCCAGTTCAGTCTGCCTACTTCGACGCCGCCAACATCTTTCTTGTCAAACGCACCCTTGTCTACCGTAGTGAGGAACCTAGACACAATGTTTTGCAGTGTCTCTGAGCGGAGTGACATCGGAGACTTGTCTTGATTGTATGCGTTTACCCATGCTGTTCTCAGCTCGTGGTTACCACCAGTGTCGGTGATTGATGCGGTGGCCATGACTTGAAACTCGTATGACTGGCCAGTAAGTAGGATCGGAACCCTGTACTGCGCAGTGGTAGGAACAGCGTATCTAGTTAGCCCGCCTACGACAACTGACGATACGGTATGGTCGACGCTGGTGTCCGATGCTGGGGCAGCTGGCGGGTCAACCTTTTTGGTTGTCGTCGTGTCCCAAGGGAATACCTCAACCCAGAATGGAATCTCAAGTGATCGATGTGGGTTGGCACTTAGCGCCGCGTAGCCGTCTGCGGTATTGTTCTTTTTCCATAGGTATACTGAGAATAGTTCGCCGCCCGGAGAAGATGCGAAGTGTAGAACGATATCGTTGACGGTGAAGTTGGAATAGATTGAGGTGCCATTGATGTAGTCGCTCCATCTGTTCGTTGTTGAGTTCTGCGTAGACCTCTCAATTCTCAGTATGCCAGTCAGAATATACTTCTCGTTCTCTTCGTCGTACTTAACCACGAATCGGTTCATGTTTGTGTCCGTAGTTGCTCCGGGTGTGGCTCCAGTAGTCGCGTTGTTAGTGTCGTAATTCAACGGCAAGCCTAGGTTTTCTGGGAAGAATGACCTTGATGGCCAGTAGTTACCATTGCTGAAGAGGTCGCTGCTCTTGTCCAGGAAGTACATTGAGATGGGAGTTCTATCTGCAAGGGCTGAGGTCGATGTGTTCTTGCTCAACAGAGGTTCACGACCAGAGATCCTTGGCGTGGCAATATACGTCTTCGTTTCACTGGTCGCCCTGAATAGGCCGTCCACATCGTAGCCGTTGCTGGTTGACGTGTCTGTTTCGTACTCAATAACTAGCTTAGGACGATATGCTGTGGTAGTATAGGCTGTGCTGAAGAACGTGACGCCACGGTAGGATGAAAGCTCGCCGCTGTTAATGAGGTGGAATCCGTGATTGGTAGCCGAACCAGACTTCCAGTTCTGGACGAATGTGGTGACATCGAACTCATAGAGTTGGTTGTTGGTAACGCCAGTAAACGCTTTGATTACAGCCGTGCCTGCGTAGGAGCTGAACATAGTGCCCGCGTCGCAGTTTGCGTTAGATGAGTTGCTATAGTTGTTTTCCGATCCTGTAGTAGTGTCTCCAGTCCAGTCGTCGTCTGCTCGGTATACCTGCAAGTTCCGTGAGGTTGTAGACGTCGGGCTGACGTGTGTTGTAGTGTTGCTCCCGTAAAGCTTAAGCGTAGCCTTCTTGATTCTGGATAGCGTTGACCAGGCAGGTGCCGTCGTTAGATCAAACTTAAGCAGGGACCGATGGGTGTATGCCATAGCCGTTACTTTTCCGCTTGGTGAGTTGTAGGTGAATGAACCACCTGCAGAAGTAATAGTAAACGTGCCAGTTGTCGCGCTAGTTACTGTGTGTGTGCCGTTGATTCTTGAAGCAAATCCCCCAGTATATCCGCTGATAACGATCGTGTTACCTGCGGGAATAATGTTTGTTCCGCTAATCTGAACTTCAAACGTAGATGTTCCAGCTACGATTGCGTTGATATTGTATATAACGGTAGATGTTCCGGTTGGGAGGTGGGCCTCTGTGTCATTGGAGTTCCAGTCGCTAGTGACGCTGCTTCTTGTCGACCCAAGAGTTATGTAACTTGCAGACCTGCCGACTCCTGCAGTTGCGCTGTCGTATGTGTAAGTACCGGCAACAGCAGAAATCCCGCCAGTGTCATACACTAGCGGCGTCGTTGCGTCTGCTGCTGCTCCAAGAACTTCGGTGTAGTAGGTGTTGAGAATCCCCATGTAGTCGCTGCCACTGAAGACGATCTCGTCGTTGGTTACGTCTGCACCAGTGAGCAGGCCGGCGCCGACTAGGTCGTAGCCGCCAGTGACATGGTTAAGTCGCTCAATCTTGTAGTGACGGAGCAGTGGCTGGAACTGGTCGATCAGCGCATGGTTGATGGGTAGCGTCCAGTATGCAGATCCTTCGTCATTCGCCATGACCTCAGACCCAATGTTCTTTGCGTCGTAGACAATGGCAACCTCGTTGCCCGGGCCACGATTGGCGCCGATGTCAAAGAGTCGGATGCGGGTGTGGGTTACTCCAGTCGTCAAAGCCAAGCCTCCCTGAAGGTCACAGTCAGATCCCCGCTCTTGCTTGTGGCTCCAGGGTAGACAAGGAAATCCCCAGACGTATTGACGTGGTCAATGCGGCACTTGGTTAGGACCATGCGGTCAAGCTCGGCGGTGAACTCTTCATCAGTTACTGTTGGTATAATGGACACCGTGCTGGTCTTGCCGCCTGAAGTCCAGGATACAGAGACGGGCGTCCCTGCCGTACCAGTGCCACTCACAGTGGCATAGGAAGCCTCAGAACCTCTGTTTGTGCTTGGGACGGACCTAGGCACCGTGTGGTACTTTCTCGGGTCTGGGGCGAGCAATCCGACAGTCACCCTCTGGGAGAAGCCGCCCGTCTCCATGCCTACTGACATAGTTCGGTTGGCGGTGAACTGCAGCAGGGTGGTGGGGCGAATGCCCATCTCTAGCTCGATGCCGTATGGGAAGTCGGCTCCCTGCTTTCTGGTTGGCTGGTAGAAGTGCATTGGCCGCACGCCGTAGGTGGATGACCACTCTGTTGGCATAGGGGACAGAGCCTTAGCGAGTAGGTCGCACTGATCCCAGAAGTCGCCAAGGGTTTCGCCATACACACTGACAGCAATCTGCACTGGTCGTGCGCCAAGGAATGGCTCGGTGTAGTCAACGCCGTCTCGCAGCGCACGCTGGTCTAGGTAGCCGCGTACCTGTGACGTGTTGTAGTTGACCTGATCAATCTTGAATCCAGTAATGGGCTTAGGCCCACGCCGGATATCCGACAGGTTGTTGATGTCAATATAGTCTGTATTGGATGTGTAGATCCGTACTGGCTTGGTGAAATCCATCAGCCCACCTTCTTAACTTTGCGCAGTCTCCCAACTAGTCTCTCGTATCTTCCGCGCGCAACCGTGTACAGCTGGTTGGCTGCTGGGACGGTGACGTCGCTGTTGCCTGGGTTGACCTGCCACTGCTGGAACATTGATCTATCAGTCACAAGCTTGTACATACCTTCTGATTGTACGAAGTATCGGACAGCCTGCTCTGCGTCAGCGTCTAGCGTGTCGACAGTCCAGTTGCCATAGCCCATGATGCGCAGGTGGCTAGTGTTGCCAGTGAATCTGTTTGGCTGAAGGTAGACATTGCCAGCGTGGATCTCCCACCCACCAGCTGGGCCTTCGCCCATGCTTGGGTCGATACGGTCGACAAGGTTGTACCACTGTCGGATTGGGCTGACGGTCTCGTCGATCTGGTTCTGTAGGCAATCGATTCTGTAGATGGTATCAAATCCAGCGGGGAGCGCGATGGTAGTAGTATGCGTGCCGCTGAATGACTCTGGGATTGCAACGATAGTAGTAAGTTCTTTTGGATATACCCTGGAGACTTCGGCAAGCGCAAGATCAACCAGGTCAGTAAGTTCCTGGTTAGTGAATGCTCTATCGTAGCCGTCGGACGTGCCGGTATCTCGTAGGTCTCGTCTAAGCTTTACGATCAGTGTATCAATTGCTGCCATTCTATCTCCTTAGTGAGGTCCCCCAGCCGACACATGTCGACTGGGGGTGTCCTCAAGCCTATTACAAGGCGGTTGCGCGGGTCTCGAGGCGCAGATAGCGGGTCTGGCCAAGGGACGTCTGCGGAACAACGTTGCTTACGTAGGCATCGCTGACTGCGGCAGACGTGACGTTCGATGCCGTCTTGGCATACGAGATCGTCGTGCTGGTCACAGCAGTGACGGTGTGAGTACCGTTGAAGGTTGCATCAACACCAACGACCTTGATCGTCTCGCCGACGAAGATACCGTGGGCAGCGCCCGTGGTGATCGTCGCAACGTTGGACGTAAGGGCCTTATTGGTTACGATTGCAGCCTTGTCGCGGCCACTGTACTCGCTGGCAGCAGCCTCACCCATGATCATAGCGCCGAAGCGGAGCTTGTAACCAATGAGTGCACGCTGGCTGAGCGGGTCGGTGTGGTCGCCACCAGGAGCAACGAAGTACGTCTGCATCGTCTGCGAGTCGCCGACGACGAATGCGTCAGGACCGAAGAAGAGTGCCGAGTAAATCGTGATGCTGGCTGAAGCGGTGTTCGTCTGGGTGAACGTCTTCGCATCGTTCGCAACGAGGAAGCGGACGCCCGAGTAGGCACCGATTTCACCCGACAGCATGTCGAGCGGCTGGGTGTACTTCGTGGCCTCGAGGAAGCCGTGTCCCGAAGTATCCGTCAGCAAGTCGAACTGCTGGTTTGGGTGAATGATACAGCGGTAGAATCCATCCGGATACGGAGGAATGTTCGCTGCCTTGAGGCGAGCAACAGCCTTCTTGACCTCAAGCCCGTTGAGCTTGTAGTCCTGTCGAGCTGCGTCCGTGCCGGCGTTGCTGACCG